TGCGGCGTCAGCAGCGGCAGCAGGAAGTCACCCACCACGCCGGAATACTGATCCAGCACATAGTTCAGCTTCTTGGGCGAGATGCCCAGCGCACCGCCCACAGCCTTGGAGAAAATATCCGTGCTGCTGTCGTACCGCTGACCCGGTGCGTAGCTTTGCAGACGCTGGTTTTCGATATCGCCGCCGTACCATGTGCGGCCGGGGCTGGACGGGTCGAAGAGCTGCGCTTCAAACAGTGCCGACGCAATGTTGCTGGTCAGCGGATTTGCCGGTGCCACCTGATTGCCCATGGTGTTGATGGTGGCGATCAGATCCACGTTATCGCCCCGGATCACATCTCCAATGCGGTCTGCCGTAATGCCCAGCAGTGACAGCTCGCGGCCCTTGGGGATTTTCAGCCATGTGCCGTTGCCCAGCTTGAACAGATAGTTGGTGTCCTTATCGCTGTCCCGCAGGTCATCCCATTCGTCGTCATCGTGATACAGCAGCGCGTTCAGCAGCGTCGGAGCCACGCCAAGCGCCACGGCTCTGACGGCCAGCTTCGCCCATTCCCTGCCGCCTTTCGTCTCCGTCACCCGCCGGATCAGCTTGTCAAAGCCTTGGATGCCGGGATTCAGGAAGGGCACATAGTTGGCATTCAGCACCTTGCCCAGCGTGCCGGATCGTCCGAAGTTCACCGTCACATCGGCGGCGGCATACAGGGCGTCCGCCAGATTTTCGGTGCTGGTGCCGCCCTTCTCCACCACGCCCATGAACTCCGCCAGACGCGGCGCCTGTTCCATGGCCATGTTCAGCGCTTCGATCTTCGCCATCAGCTTGGCGGTGCGGCCCTTCGGCTCCTTCACTGTGCCGGTGTTGTAGTCGAACACCGAGGAGAAGGAACCGCCCAGCGCCTTATACATCTGCCAATACTCGCCGTTGTTCTTGATTTCCGCCAGCGCCTTGGGATAGTTTCGGGCAAATGCCACGGCGTCTCTGGTATACAGTCCCGCCGTTTGAAGGTCGCGCACCGTGTTGCGGATGGTAAAGGTGGGATTGTAGCCCGTTACCAGCGCCTTGAACAGGTTGTTGGCCGTCCGAATCGTCCGCGTCACGGCGTTACTCTCCGCCGCGTCCGGTGACAGGGCTTTCAGCGCGTCGAACATGGTATCGTCCACCGTCAGCTCCCACAGCTTGCCGTCCTTGAATACCGTCAGCGTCTTATCCTTCGTCAGCTGCTCCCGGCTCATATCGTCCAGCGTGTCCGGTGTAAATTCATGCTCATACTCGTGAGCTTCCTGCACATAGCGGGCCGCCGGGGAGTTTTCCCCCACGCGCACGAAGTCATCCAGCAGCCGTTGACCGAACCGGTTCTTGCTGCCCTCTCGAACCACCTTCATGGTCTGGCGGCCCAGCGCTTCATGCAGCGGCACCAGATCGGCTGTGCCACCCTCTGCGCGGCCCACCGTCCTGCCGATGCGCACGGCGTTTCGGTCACGGCCCGTGCCCGCCTGCTCCCCGCCCTTTCGCATGGTGGGTACATAGTTGGGATAGAGCCGTTTCAGATAGTCGGCATCTGCCTGCGTCATAAGGCCGCTGTCCACACGGTACTGCATCAGGTTATCAATGTACGTCCGCACCTGCTGGCGGTACTGCTCGAACTCCGGGTGCTCCTGCACGGCACGCCGTGCCCGCTCCTGACTTACATCCGCCGTCACGTCGAAGGAGAACACCGGCTTGTCCTTGATGGCATCCGCCTTGTTGATGTTCCGCAGCAGCTGCATCCTCTCGCGGGCCAGCTCCGCCACATCCGGGTCTAAGCTTTCCGTCATGCGGGCCAGCTGTGCCTCCGTGCTGGTGCGCATCTCCGGGTGGTTGGCGTCGAACTCGTTCAGCGCCGCCGTCGCTTCCAGCACCGCCGCTTCCTTGTTTTGTGACAGGCTCATGCGGTCAATGTTGTGCAGGTCGAACATGTAAAGCTGGAAAGCGCGGTAGTAGTCCTCACCCTTGGCGCGGATGGGGCTGAATACGCCGTTCAGGCTCTCGCCCACCTTCTGTGCATTTACGTTGGTCTGGGCGTCCGTAATCATGCTGACGCCCGCTGAGCTGGAGGCCCGCGCCTGATTGTAGATCTGATAGAGATACGGGTCGCCCGCCGCTTTGGCGAACTTATCCACACTGTGTCCGGCGTCCACCATTTTCCGGTAGAAATAGCTCCACGCTTCCGTGGCCTTTTCCTTTCCGCTCTTACCGACCTCTATGGTGTGATCCGTGACCATGTTCTCCGTCTCCCGGATGCGATCCTCCTTGCTGGCAAAGAAATTTCCCTGATCGGTAAACAGCTCGGCGATCTCGTCCAGATCCTCGCGGGCCGCCTGCTCCGCCGGACGTTCGGGCGGTGCTTCCTGCTGCTGGGCCCGCCGAAGCTGAAGGTCATACAGCCGGTCCGCAAGGGTATAGGCGTCTGAGGTGAACATGTTTTCGTCCCGCGCCAGCGCGTCCAGATAGTCGCTGCTCCCGGCCAGATCATCCAGCCCACGCCCGGTGGAATACTGTTCCGTGTTGACATTTCCGCTGTTATTGGGTATACTAAATTCAGACGCAGAGTTGATGGCCGGTGCGCTCCCTCTCAACAATTGGCTATTGTTGGTGACAGCCCCGACGGTATTCATCTCTGCGTTAGCCATTTCCGGGAGAATGAATGTTTCTCCCGCAGGCGTAAGTATCCGATGTACCTTGTAGCGATTGCCTTTTGTTTTCTTGACCACAACCGCCATATTCCCGCGTTTTCCGTTGATCTCCACAGGTGCCGCAATGGTCACAGTATCGTAGTTGCGCCCTTTGTGCCCATCGTGTCCATCAATTTCTATACCACGCTTCAGCACATCCCTCAATACCAAGAAACCAGTCCGTCGTGCGTCCTCCGCCGCCGGATTTTTTTCTTTGTAATTCAGGCTGTTATTGATCTCTTTTTCGCTGAATTGAACCTCTCCTAGCCCCGGTCGGTTCACGGTATACCCACGACGTCCCAGCTCTTCCACCAGCTTTGTTCTGGCTATTCCTGTGTCAAGTCCCACATATGCGCTGGTATTAACACGGCCAACAACATCCATTGCGTTAAGCCTATCGCTGTTTCTCCGCAGTTGTTCACGGATTCCAGCTTGCTCCTCGGCGCTCATGGCAAAATATCCCATGTTGCCCCCCGCAAACACCGTATTAGCATTGCCCAGATTCGGCATGCGCAGGCGCCGCTGCTCCGCGTTGTAGCTGCGGCGGATGGCCGCGTCCCGTGCTTCGATCTCACCCGCCGTGTTACGATAGAACCGATCATATACCTCTCTCGGCGTGTCGATCTGCCGCTTCAAGTCCAGCAGTCTCTTAAATTCAGGGATATCCCACAGTTCCGTGTAAAGCTGGTCGGAGATTCTGTCAAGCTGAACGTATTTTTCGGCCGCCGGAGTGCCTTCCTCTGCGCTTTCCAGATTCTCCATAGCCCGGTTGACCTCTTGATACCGCAGATACTTGTTGAGCTTTTTACTGTCCAGACCGCGCAGAACCTGATTGTACTCCTGTTCCAGCGCTTGTATAATTTCCCCGGTTTCATAGTCTCTTGCCGCCCAGTACTCCGGGGTGCTGCCACGCGCGAATCCCTCTGTTCTCTGAATGAGATGCTGAATTTCATGCACCAGTGTGCTCTCCGGTGCGCTGCGCAGCTTGTCACTCAAGACAATCGTGTCTGTCCTTGCATTGTAATAGCCGTTGACGCCCGGTTCAGTTTTCTCGAATACAAGCGATGCGTGCCGCAGCTGCGGGTATGCCTCAAAGAGACTGCTGTGGCGCAGAAAATCAGCCAATTCATACTTTTCATCCGTCCATACACGGTCAAAGTATTCACTCTCCAGCCGTTCACTCTCCGCCAGTTCTTCCGCGGTCAACGGCTCGCCGCGTCCCTCTGCGTTCCGCACCCACTTTTCCGTCAGTTCATCCAGCCGCCGGTATCCGCTTTCCTCCAGCAACTGTGCATCGCCGCCAGCGCGGTATTCCATGCTGCTGTCGTCGATCTCAAAACGCCACTTGCCGTCCATGCCCCGGAACCAGCCGGTTTCCCTGCGGATATCCTCCGCCGCTGCGCCGCTGGCTTCAAGCGCTTGGGCACGGTTCAGCGTCTGCATATTCGCCGTTCTGGCGTTCTCTCCGGCAAACAGCATCTGCGTCCCGCGCCCGGTCTCCGCCGTCGTCTCCCGCAGGGCCTTGGCATAGAGCTTTTCCGCGCTGCGCAGGAAGCTTTCCTCGCTGGTGCCGGTCAGCCTGCCCGCCATGTCGCGGATCCAGTCATAGATACGCTGGAACAGGTTTCTGTCCTCTGCCAGCAGCCGCCGGACGGTGGTCTCATCGGTGAACAGCTTTTCCTCCGCGAACTTGGCCACGATCTCGCGGGTGGCCCCGTCCTCGTCCAGCGCCACGCCGTTCCGGGCGTAGTCGGCCATGACGGCCTGCCGCACACTGTCCACATCCGCGCCCATGTTCTCTGCCACATACCGCAGCGCCATGTCCCGGAACTCGCCGTACAGGCCGCTACGCTCCATGTGGTGGGTCAGCTCGTGGATCAGCGTCTGCCGAACCGGATTGACGGCGTAGGGATTCAGGGAAATCACGCCGTCGCGGTAAGAGCCGTTGACGCCCTCCTGCTGGCTGACCACCACCCGCGCCCCGAACCGCTGGGCAATGCGCTGCGCATCGTCAAAGGCGGCCCGCTGCGTCTCCGGTATCTGCTGCCACGCCACACGCTCCTCATAGGTGCGGCCCTGTTCATCGACCAGCTGCGGCATACGCAGCCTATTGGCCGCATATTCTCCGCCGTTCTGCATACCCTGTGTATTGACACCTGTTCCACTTTGTGGTACACTTGTCCTAACGGTAGATGTACCGTCCCTGAAGACTATGTTGCGTTCGAGTAGCGCTCCTGTAGGGGACGGTGCATCTACCCTTTTTATTGCCGTGATTTCCTCCGGCTCCAAAAAGTAAACTACATTTTGTGGATCAGCGCCGTTTTTCCCTTGTACGACTTTCACCTTGATATCCGCGTAGTACGGGATGTCATCGATATAGAAGCTGGTTCGCAGCGTGTCAAAACCGTCTATTTGCGGGCGGCTTTTTCTATCTCCGTTGCTTTCGGCCCAATAGCTGTTGTCGATTGCCTTTTCCAAGTTATCCACAAGCAAGATTCTCTCAATGGGAAGGATTTCATGTTCCCGTGTATAAAGCATTTTGTTCAAGGACGCCTTCGTCACGTCAACATAGTATTCCTGCCCATTTTTCGTGATATTGGACGCTACCAGATAGGCCGGTTTTCCTTCCGAAATGCCCAGCCGCCGGATAGCGTCCTCCTTCACCTGCTGCCGGTAGCGGTTGCCGTATACGGTGCTCACGTCCGCGCCTGTCGGATTATACTTTGCCGATGATAGCTCAAGGCGGCCGATTCTGGGATCGTTGACGTTCTGCGGCTTTTTCCCGCGATACTCTGCCGCCTGCCGCTGCTCATAGGTGGTCAGCTGCGGCATGCGCAGGCCGTCTCTGGCGGGCATGACGCGCCCCATGGCGGCGCTGGCCCTCCGGGCGTTCTCCGCTGCGGCGGCGCTGCCCAGTCCGTTACGCAGCAGGTCGTCATAATAGCGGCTCTCCGCCGTCTGTGCACGGCCCTGCTGCACGCCCCGCGCCAGCTGTGTGCCGCCGCCGACTATGCCCATGGCAGTGCCCAGCAGGAAGTCATAGCCCCACTGGGCCAGATCATCCACCGACCAGATGGGGCCTGTCCCATCGTCCAGCCCCAGCAGGCGGTCGGCCAGCGGGTTCAGCAGATCGCTGGTCACTTCCTCCACGCCTTCGCCGACGCCGTTTATCATCCATGTCAGCAGCGCCTGTCCGGTCACATTGCCGGTCATTTTGCCTACCAGCTTTTCGATCAGTTCATCCGCCGCGGCGCCGCCGTATACCTTCGAGAACGCACCGAACATTTTCTCTGTGAAAACCTCGATGCCTGCGTTTTTCAGTCCGGCCAGAAATTGCTGCTGCTCGCTCTTGCCCGCTTTGCGGGCCTCACCCGCCGCCTGACCGTAGGAGCGCATACCCATCATGGCAAGGCCGCTGCCCGGCAGTACAAGGTTGGCAATGGCGTCTCCGGCCATCTGCGTGCCGGTCACGCCCATGTCCACCAGAAACTGTCCCACCGTACCTAAGCCCTGCTTGGCCTCCTGCTCGTATTGCTGGCCCTTCTCCGTCAGCCGGTCGGCGGCGGCAAACATCTTCTGCTGGCTCTGCTTTCGCTGTGCCCGCCGCTGTTCCTCCTGCTGCCGGATGCTTGCGTTGATGTCTGTGCCCTTCTCCCGGTTTTCCCGTACGGCGCGGCCCAGATCACCGAAGCCGGAGAACTGTCCCATGCTCTGCTCGCCCGTGGTGGGGTGAAACTGCGCGGCGATCTCCGTAAACCCCGCGGCAGAGTTCAGCGCACCGGCCTTCACGGCTTTTGCCGCGCGGTCTAAGGTCTTGCCTGCCCGCGAGTAGTCCCCCGCCCCGAACGCCTGAATGTTGGGCAGCTTCAGCTGCTGGCCCTGCACCTGCGTGGTTTTCTGCACCGGCGTGCTGACCTTCGTCAGCTTCGGCACCGTCGGTTTCAGCATTTGAACGGGCGTCACGGCGCTGCCGCCTAGGGCAGTCCCCCGTGAGGTGCGCACGCTCTGCGCCGTCTGTGCGGCTCCTGTGGCCTGCGCAGACGGCTTTTTTTGATTCACCGCGAAGGGATTTACGGAATTGCCAGAACGGGGCGCGGTCTGCGCCCCGTTTTTCTTCTTACCCTTCTGCGGCTCGTAATCGCCCAGAAAACGGTATCCCATGATGGTCTCCTCTCCTTACAGTCTCGACTGGCGAAGCGCCGACATCGTAGCACCTCCTGCTATGCGTCCAAGGATCCCCGGCGTGATGCTCGACTTGCTGCCGCTTGCCTGCTGATACGCCTGCCATGCCTCCTGCGCCGACATGCCGTCAGCCGCCGCCATGGACTGTGAACCCCATTTGCCGTCCGCGGTCACGCCCAGCGCCCGCTGCATCTCCATGATCTGCGCCGCAGTCAGGCCGCCGGAGGAATACGACTGCGCCGCCTGTGCCTGCTGGGCGGCCAGCTGGCGGTTGAACATGTCGATCTCCGCTTGGATGCCCCGCTCGTTTTGCAGGTAGCTGGCGTACTGGGCCTGTACCTGACTGAGGTAGCTGGCCATGCTCTCCGCCGCCTGCGCGTCGCCCGCCAGCTTCGCGCTGGTGATGGCCTGCTGCAAGTCGGCAATGGTGCTCTGATACTGGGTGGTCAGGTCGGTCAGGTCGTTTTCATAGTTGGTCTCCGTGGCGATCCGCTGGCTGTCTGCCATGCCGCCGTAAATGCCGTTGGCTGCCAGCTCCTGATCCAGATTCCGCTGGCTCATCATCTTGCTGACGTAGGCCCGCCGGGCCGCCTCCTCATAGTCCTGCCCCGCGTCCTTGATCTGACTATTGTACTGGTCGGTGGCGGCCTGCACCTGCGCTTCAATGGCCCGCTGCACCGCCGCCTGATAGTCGTCGCCGCCCACCCGCTGGATATAATCGCTGTAGCTCATGGGTCCGGTGTAGTCATAGCTGCCGCCGGAATAGCCGTAGTCATCCGAGGCGTAGCTGCCGCCGGGTGTGGACATGCTCCCGCTGCTCCCGCTGCTGCCGACGCTACCGGTGCCGCTGCTCTGGGTGCCGCCGGAGAAAGCATTGTTCCTCTGTGCGTTCTGATAGTCGGCATAGCTGCCATAATAGCGGCGGCTGTTGCTCCACTCCGTGTAAGCGTCGTTCACATTCTTGCCGCCCGCCGCAGCGGTGGAGTTTTTGCCCCAGATGCCGTCCGCGCCGGTACCGTACCACTTCTGCATCTCCTTGACGGTGTTGGAATTGATACCGCTGCCATAGGAGCCCGTGCCGGTGTCGCTTCTTACTGTGCTGCCGGAGGCGTTCCGGCTGACGTAATCGGTATAGCTGTTGTAGCTGCCCTTCTGCTGGTTATAGAAGCTCCATGCCTTGATCTCGCTGCGGCCGTCCGCCGCTTTGGTGGAGCCGCTGCCCCAGATGCCGTCGGCCTTGGTGCCGTACCAGCTCTGCATGCTCTTGATATCATTACTGCTCAGTGCCATTTTCTTTGTCTCCTTTCCTAGGGGCGCTGCGGCCCCAGCCCCATTGCGGGAGGCCGGGGCCTTGGCGATGTACGAATATTACTTGCTCAGCTGCTTGCCGATCTGATTGACGCCGGTGGCGGTCAGGCCGGACATGATGCCCACCGCAACGGCCGTGAAATAGTCCTGCGCGGGAAACTCCGGCATACCGAACAGCAGCGCCAGAGCTCCGATGATGCCGCCGCACACGCCGCAGACAATAGGGATCCACTTGTCCTGAAGCGGGCTTGCCTTGACGATCATGCCGATCAGATAGCAGATCACGATGATAGCGGCCACGGTGGCCACGCCGATGGTGTTGATAGTCTCGTTCATGTTGATTGTCCTTTCCGGCCTAATTGGCCTGTCCCATAATGTTGTGTACGTCATTTTCCAAATCCGCAATGCGGTGATTGGCTACCTTGATGCTCTCGTCCACCACGGCCAGATGCTCCTCCATCTTATAGGTGCGCTCCACGAGATTGTTGTGCTTGTTGACCTTGCCCTCCAGCTGCTCCAGCCGGTAGGCGATCAGGGCGGTACTCTTGCGGTTGGCGAAATAGCTCCCCACAAGCGTCCCCACAAGGCTCAGCAACGCTATGATGATATCCGATGACATGTTACTTGTCCTCCCTTACGTGATCTCCTCGTTGATGGTGATGATGCTGTCGCCGCTGATCTCCGCGCAGTTTAGGCGGAAATAGGCAGCATTGTCCAGTGTCACGCCGCTGAAGTTCTTCACAGTGAACTGTGTCCAGATGCCGTTCGCATCCTTCACGCCCGACAGCGTGCCGCCCAAGCCGATAGCGTTTGTCTGACCCAAATGGACCTTGTTTGCGTCGTAAAACGAGACACGCTGGTTTCCGCTGTTCAGCCCTGTGGTGACACCGTTCTGCCACTTGACATTTTTCAGGTGGACTACATCCCCCATTTTTACCGGGATAAAACCTGTCAGGTAACTGCCGTTATATCCCTCTGCCGCGCCGGAGCTGTTTATCCGCTGGCCGGATGCGTAGCCCACGCCGTTGTAGATGCTGCCGTCCGTGTCGGTGGCACTGGGCAGCAGATTGGTGTAGCTGGGTGCGCTGGGGTCGATCACGGTATAATCAAATACCCTGTCAACGCCGGGGCCGTAGTGGTCAACATAGATCTTCTTGTCAGCACGGTTGATGCTGAACACGCAGAAGGACGTTCCGTTGGCTGTCCCCGCCGTCTTGGTGTAAGTGTTTCCGTCCGCAGACACACGCTCCCGCCCGTTCAGGATGTTTGGGCAACAGATGGACAGGAACGCTCCGCCCACGGTCTCGTTGGCATAGCGATGTTCGTGGCCGTGGATGCACCCGATGATTCCCGCCGGTGTGATTGTTGTAAAGTTGTAGTTCACTGCCACGCCGCCGTGGGTGATGCTGCCGCTCTTTTTAGTGGCGTAGGCTTTTAGCAGCTTCGCCGCGTTGGCCGTATTACACGGATGCACCGTGCCGCCGGGGTCAGTATAATTGCCGGACGTGCTTAAAACAGCAGATCGGTGCGAGAAAATCAGAATCGACCACTTGGAGGGATCGTCCACGCCGCTGAAATCCAGCGCGTGGTCTGCCAGCCACTGGAGCTGCACAGCGCCGATGTTCTCCACGTTCAGGTAATCGCATGTTGCGCCTGTGCCCACCTGCGCGCTGCCCCAGCTGCGGCGGTCGTGAGTATCCAAATAGATCACCCGCAGCCGCATGCCGGGGAAGTCCGTATAGCCGTAGCAGGCGTTGTTGGGCACTACGCCGCCGCTGGCCAGATTCTTCCGGCTGATGGTCGCGTATACCTGCGTCTGGGTCATGCGGCTGGCGGTGGCCTGATAGGGCGCATCGTCGTGGTTTCCCACGCACCACGCCTGCCGACCGGGGAACTTGGAACCGATCAGCAACTGATAGTCGGCCATATCGCGCATAGCAGATTCCACCGTCGTGTTATAGGCACCGGTGGTGTAGTCCCCAAGATGGGCGACAAAATCCAGTGCGCACCGTTCGTTCAGCCGTTTCAGTGCCTGCCCCGCCTGTTTTCCTGCGGCGTTCTCCGTGTCGGTATAGTAGCCAAGATGCGCGTCCGCCATCACCGCAAACACGATGTTATCACTGCCGATGTGGTTCACGACCTTCTTGGCCAGCGCATCGGCGGCGGTCAGCACATAGTCCGGCGTGTCGTCGCCTACACCGGCAGGTCCCTGCGGTCCTGTGTCACCCTTGTCGCCCTTGTCTCCTTTAGCCCCTTGCGCACCCTGCGGGCCCGTTGCACCTCTCGATGGTAGGCCCGTATCGGTCTCGCCCAGATACCAGTTGCCGTTTGCCCCAATGTGGGGTGTGGTGCCTGCATCGCCTTTACCACCCTTGACCGCCGGGATAGAGACATATTTCTGCTGAGCACTATCCCAGACTTTCATGATTGGTTTGCCCATGTTCACCTTCCTCCTTTCGCGTGGTCTCTACGCCGTATTTCTCACACGCCCAGCAAATGAGCCTGCCCTCGGGGATCACCGCCCCGCAGCATACACAAGTGTTATCCATCAATGACCTCCACAAACCAGTCCGGGTCAGCCCACGCAGGCGGTACACCGTCCTCCAGTGCGATATACACCGCCGTTCCGTTCGAGGTGTAATGGTGCCCCATTTTGACCGCCATACCATCGACCCAGTACCACGGGTTCTGCCTCGTTCCCAGCGCCGTGGGGTCTTCTACCAACTCCCACGCAAAGCCCGCAGTAGAGTTGTACATGGGTTGCCATCTGTACCCCAACTTTGGCTCCACGCTTGGCATGTCCTGTACGGGGATGCTCTCCAGTAGCAGTTCCAGTTTGCGTTCGTTCGTCAGAGGTTCCACAGTCCTGTTATCTGCCTGTTCCGCTTTCTGCGTGGCGGTGATTTCCTCTGCTGTCATCTCCCGCACAAAGCCATTCTCACAAATCTTCATTTTCTCACCCCCCCACAAATTCTCACCCCCCACAAAGAAAATGTTCCGTACAGCTGATTTTCCGTGTACTGATATCCCGCAAGCTCCACCTCATGGACATCAGTAACAGTAGAATTCTGTATACCTTCCGGAGCCTTTCTGCTGGTGCTGTGGTCATAGACAAGGCCACACGGGAGAGCTCGACCAATCACGTCATTAACAATTGCTGCACCTGAACTAGGATGGCGCACGAAATTCGTCTGGAATCCACCCAAACCAGAGTTATAGGTGCCTCTACCGTTCACACAGAACCACCCGCAAACGCTGCCGTCAGTTTTGGCGGAATTGGTTTTTGCTGAGAATGCAAACTCCTTTAGCGAAAATGCATTGCCATTACTGTCCTTGTCGATTTTAATAACTCTTGCAGCATCTGCTTCAGCAACTTCAAAGGTGTTGATGAGTTCCCAGTGGTCATCATCCGTTTCGTCCCCCTCCGGGTCGATCCACACCGGGTGGCTGGGGTCGGTCGGCTCTTCGGAGGAGATCACAATGCCGGGAGCACCGTCGTCGCCTTTCAGCGACGCAAGCCATGCGTCCTTATCCCCCTCGAAGCCCTCTTCCACGGCGATCTCATAGGCGCTCTTGCCATCTGCACCGGGAGTGCTGCCGGTACCCCCGCCGGCAGCCTGCTCCGCCCAGTACTTGGCGCTTTTCTGATAGGCGGGATCTTCCGCGCCCACGTCCACGCCTTTGCGCTGGCCCACCGCCCACGCCTCCGCGTTCTCCGCGTCTAGCTTCGCATAATATGCCATGTCCTGTGCATCAAACGCAGCGTCGCTCGCGATATTTTTCGATTGTAGCGCCGCCGCGGCATTGCTTTTCGCATCGTCCGCAGCCTGCTGCGCGGCGGTCGCGTAGTCGCCTACCGTCTTTTTGCTGCCGGCCGCGTCCTGGGCCGCCGCTTCTGCCACGTTCTTGTAGCTCAGGGCCGAGGACTCGCTGCCTGCCGCCGCTGTGGCTGCCTGTGCGGCCTTATTTACATAGCCCGCCAGAAGTCCTTTCAGCGCACTGGACAGCATGGTGTCGGTGATGCTGCCCGCCTTGATGGTGGCCTTGGCCTTGCTGCCGTCGGCTGACACGCTCCATTCCAGCGTGTCGCTGTCCTCAAATTCCGTGACGGTGATGAAATCCGACAGGGCCACCGTCTCGGTGCTGCCGTCGGCCAGCGTCAGCACCAGGCTCTGGGTCTCGGCGTCATAAGCGAAGTTCACCGCCACTTTTTCCAGAGCCGTGTCGATGGTGATCTTCGTCCCGTTCTGCCGGGTGAAGGTGAACACGCCGGTGCTGCTGTCCAGCTCCACCTCCTTGATGTGGGAGCTGATGGTCAGCTTGTCGGCCTTGCCCTCCAGCGCCGCCGAGGTGGCCGCGTCTGATGCCTTGGCGTCCAGCGCCGCCTTGATGGCGTTCAGGATGGCCTGCACGGTGGCGCCCGTCAGGCCTTCTACCGACGCGCCGATCTCTCCCGCGCCGGTGGCGGCGGTCAGCGCGTCGATCAGGCCGTTGAAATCACCCTTCAGCACCTCCCGCACCAGCCGGTCGAACACCCTCTTGTTCTCCTCCGGCGTACCGTTCAGCACCGTTGGCGCGGCCGCTACGCCCTTGGCCGCAATGTCGCTGTCTTTCAGCTTGAGGTCTGTAATTGCCATTGGTCTTTCACCTCGCTATCTCTTGTAGTTGCCGCCCGGCTCCTTGAACTGCAAGCCGAAGGCATACAGGCCAAAGGGCTCGTTCAGCACGTCGTTCTGGAGCCGGAAGCGCACCTTGTCGGCCTTCTTGATCTTGATTTTCCCGAACAGGGTACGGGGCGTTCTGTCCGCGGAAAACGTGAATTTGCTGAAATCAATGTAATTCCAGTCGAAGTACCGGGCCTTCGCGCCGCTGGAAAACACCTTTTTCCAGATGCCCCGCACCTGCGCATAGACCACCACGCCGGTATTGGTGGCCGCCGCCAGCCGTACCGCAAGACCCGTGAAGGTCTTGACGTGGAAGAAGATCTTCCCGTCAAAGTCGCTGGTCTCCCAGTAGGCGTCGATGGCCAACCCATCGTCGTTATAGCCGCCCACGTCGTCCACATTGGTGCCGAAGCGGCACAGCTTCCCGTCCGCCGTGCCGAAGCACAGGGCGTCTCCGTCCAGAAACAGCACCGTGGCCGGGATGCCCGGCCAGTAGTAGCACTCATACTGGAAACTGCTGTAGGGGCTGTTGCGTTCATAGGTCTTTTGCTGCAAGTCCAGCAGGTATATGGTGCCGTCCAGCGCCAGCGCGTAGAAATCGCCGTAGATGCAGGCGCAGGCGCTTTGCCTGTCCTGTGCCGCCCGGAGGGCGCTGCCGATGTAGTAGCTGCGCTCCTGACTGTACTTTTCGCCGGTCAGCTCTTCCGCCGTGATGGCGAACACGCCCCGATCCGTCAGGAAAAGCGGCTCCTTGTCGGTGCGGCAGAAGGTGTCCGGGGCCACCGCGTCCTGTCCGATCATGGTGTTGCTGATACGGAACAGGGCGTCGCCGTCCTCGTCCAGCGTGCCGCCCCGCACCACCACGTTCCGCTCGTCGCTGGCCCCGTTGATGAAGGCCGCCAGTGTGTTGCTCAGTACGGCGTAGCCGGTCACCGCGCCGCCGTCCCGCACCAGCTTGGTATAGTTGGTGTCCGGCCAGAACGCGGGATCCTCAAAGCTGCTGTACCAGTCGATACCCGGCTTGTCGCCGTTGCCGCTGAGAAACACCCGGTCGGTGCTGCCGCCCACGCCGTACACCGCCGCGATGGTGCATTTGTTGATGGCATCCAGATAGCCCTCCCGCACCTTGCAGGCGGTGATCTGCACATTGTCCTGACCGGTCACCGGGCTTTCTCCCGGCGCGGTGGTAAAGGTAACGGTGCCCTTGGCCCGGTCTACGGTGAAGTCGGTGTTCTCCACCTTGTCCACCCAGTTACCGTTGGCGTCCAGCACCTTGGCCGTCACCGGATCGTCGCTCAGCTCCTTGGTGGTCAGCTGATAGGTTTTGTCATCCTTCGTGCCGAGAAAGCTCTCCGTCCACTTCTTCCCCAGCAGATTCAGCCCCTCATAGGACTGTCCGCCGCCGTTGGGCCGCCGGGAAATGATGATGGTGGGCACGGCGGCGCTGTCCGCCACCGCCGTCAGCGTCTCGCCGTCGTACACCTGATAGGTGGTGCCGTCCAGCAGATAGAGCTTCTGGTCGAACACGAAGCTGCGGCTGCGGCTGTTGGCCATGGCCCCGATCTCCGTCAGGCTCCATGTCCCGTCCGCGGCCTTTACCAGCCGGTAGAGCTTACTGCCCGCGTGGATCAGCGTCTCGTCCATCAGGTGATGCACGCCGTGTATGGCCGCGCCCTCCGGGGCCGTCGCCTTGGTGGTGTAGCCCATCCGCTTGCGCACCTTGCCCACCTGATCCCGGATCATGTTGGGAGCCGCCGGAGAGCGGGACTTATCCACATTGGACGGCGAGTTGTTCAGATCCACGCCCCGGAAGGTCTCCACCACGGCGCTGAACCGCTGGCTCTCGCTGGGTACATTGAATTGTGCCATCCCTTACCACCACCCCGTCGTGTTGCGGACGCGCTCCGCCCGCATGCCCATGGCGGATGCCTGCCACGCCGCCTGAAGCTTCTGCAAGCCGTCCTCATACTCGTTGCGCAGTACGGTGGCCATAGCCAGCTCGTCCTCCTTGTAGAGCTCCGCCGCGATATACAGGGGGATCAGCGCCGCCGCGTCGGGCAGCATGTCGATGACCTCCCCGTCCGGCGTCTGGGCGGTGATGGTCTGGGGATAGGCCTGATACCACACGGTGTATTCCCCCGTCACGTTGCCAGGGATCACCAGCACGTCGTCGCCCTCAAGGCTCCAGTCCTCCGCCACGTCGTAGATATCGCCGTCGTCCAGCATCACCTGTCCCCGGTCGATGTCCCGGAACCGCGGCTGATAGTGGCGCAGGCTGATCTTGTAGCGTTTTTCCACCGCCGGAAGCGTCAGCATTGCGTCCGTCTCCGTCTCGGCCGCGCCGTCGGCGATCCTGACGTGCCAGTCCTTCAAGATGGGCCGTCCCACCGCCGCGATCTGCTGCATGGCCTCGTTGGCCTTGCCGGGCATGGCGTTGATGTACTCCTGATTGATGTCGTCCACCGTGATGACGGCGCCCTCGTTGGAGAACATGGTTTGCAAGGCGATCAGCTTTACATCGCCCCATGTCATTGGCTTTTCCTCCTTTCGCCCTTCAAAAAAGGCCCGGTCGTGGAACCGGGCCTTTTTACGTCGCGCTATGTACTCAGCTCAGGTCGGTGCCGGTGCTGATGTTGCCGACCGCGACACCGCGCCAGTCCACAAAACCGGCAGAGAAGCGGGCGCGGCCCTTCCACATGTTGTTGTCGTTGCTCTCGTCCAGAACGGAACGAACCTCCAGCTTCACGCGGTCTTGGAAGATGGCACAGTCGTTGACATCCATGAACTTGCTGTCCAGCAGGAAGAAGGGCTTTTCGCTGCTCTTGCCCAGCTTCTTCAGCGCTAGCGTCAGGTACGGATCCACGATGATGTTCCAGCGTCCGTACTGGTAGTTGAAGGCGTTGTTGGCGGTGGTGGGCTCCTTGTCCGCGCCGATGGCGCTGAACACCTTGTCCTTCAGCGCTTCATCGTTGGGGATCCAGATGGTGTCGGGTGCCACCGACAGCAGCTCGCCGTTGTCACCTGTATAATTCTGCATCTCAGTCTCGATCTTGCTCAGAATCGTTGCAGAAAATGCGCCCTTATACAGGTTGCTCTGCTTCTCGCCGGTCACCTTGTTGGGGTGCTCCTTGTTGAACAGGCTCAGGCCGTCGGCACTGTGGCAGGAAAAGTTCTTGCCTTTGAAATTGACCTGCGTACCATACAGGCCGCCGGCATACAGTGTACGGCCCAGCATCTCGCGGGTACGGCCATAGGCGGTGATAAGCTTGTTGGCCCGCTTCTTCATGGTGCCGATCATGGCATCCTCCACCAGCTCCTTGGTCACCGCGAAGGACTGCTTGAAGGTCTCATTCACGATGTCGCGGCCATAGCTCTCCTGAAAGCCGGTGTGGGGATAGGCGCCGCCCTCGCCCACGGGCTCAAAATCATCCATGGCCGTTTCGCCGGTATAATGCTCCGCGAAATGGCGGCTGCTCTCCATGCGGAACAGATACTTCAGCAGGCTCTCCCGCTCGAAGGCCTCACCCCGCTTTTCCAGATAGCTTTTCAGCGGCACCTGACAGTTGCCGTAGATAGAATCCACCAGACCGGAGCCGATGGATACGGTCACATAACCACTCATGTTTCTTGCTCTCCTTTCTTAAAATCGCACGACCACGCGGCTGCCCACAGTCTGGCCGTCGATGGCCAGCACCTCGGCCACGCCGCTGGTGGTGGTCGCGGTGACGGACGCGCCGTCCGTGTGGATGGTCACCTTGTTGCCCACGGCTACAGTGGCGTTCTCCGCCGGAGCCACGCCCAGTGTGGTCTCGAACTCCATGTAGTCCTGCACCTCCACGCAGGGCACCTCCCCTGCCGCGTTGGCCGGGCCCACGCACACATAGGCGGGCTTCGTCGCGCCGGTGCACTTGGTCACCGCGCCGCTGGCCACCTTCAGCGCTTCGCCCACGACGTAGCTCTCGTCGGCGGTGGCAGGCTTATACTCGATAGGGGGCGTCAGGCCCACCTTCATCTTGCTTAGTGCAAACATGCTGCTTTCCAGCTCCTTTCAAATGTCATTACTTTTGTCATTACTTTCGATACGCCCCGTAGGCGGCCGCGATCTCCGCGTCGGTGGCGTCCGGCAGGAACTCCCGGTACGCCGCCTTTTCCTCCGCCGTGGGCTGATAGGGGGCCTCCCCTGCCGCCGCAGGCATCCCGGCCAGATGGCCCTTGCCGCTGGCCCGGTTGATACCGGCCTGACGGGCGGCGCTCAGCCGCCGGGCGTCGATATCCTTCCGGTTGGCCAGATAGTAGGCTTCCTCAAGGCTCAGGCCCTTCTGGATATATGTGTTGAACTGCGGCCCCGTGGGCATGGCGGCAATGTCCTCCAGACTGCCCACCTCCGCGCCGTACATCTGCCGGATGCTCTCCACACCCTGCCGGATGGTCTCCTGCGCCCGGCTGTCCACGCTGCGTGCCTGCTCTTGGATGGCTGCCAGCTCCTGTCGCTGCATCTGTGCCCGCAGGGGCCTGACCGCCTCGTCCACCAGACCTCGCACAGCGTCGGGGTCGATACCGGCCTGCTGCAGCTGCGCGGTGCGCTTTGCCTGCCTGTCAGCGTCCTGATAGGCCCGGTAGTCCGCCTCGCTGCGGATGGGCTGGCCGGTATAGGGATTGTTCTGCCCTTGGAACATGTCCGCATAGATCTGATCGATGCGGGCCTGTGTTGCGGCTTCCGCCGCCTGACGGCGGGCTGCATCCTCCCGCTGGCGGCGTCCGTATGCCTGACGGCGGCGTGTATCCGGATCCTGTGCGGTATCCTCCGCCGGGGCGGGATCGGTCTCCACGTCGCCTGCACTGTCCGCGCCGGGTACTCCGGGTGCGCCGTCAGGCTCCTGCCCGGTCTCCTGCGTGTCGGTGAGGTCGGTGTCCGTCTCCGGAGCGGGCATATCGTCCTCCACGCCAAAGGCGCGGGCGTATTCTTCCTGTGTCAGTTCCATTTTTTCCTCCATGTTTCCGCTTTCGGTGCGAAAGTGCCCCATTTCCGCCGGGGCCAAGCGAAATGTCCCGGTCATGCCGGTAAATGTTCCGGTCATGCCGGTAAATGTTCCGGTCATGCCGGTAAATGTGCCGCGTCAAACGGCGTTACTTGCTCTTTTTCTTGCCGCCGGTGCCGGTGCGCAGGTCGCTGCCGCTGTAGCGCACGTTGCCCTTGGGCGCAGGCGCTGCCTTGGCGCAGGGTGCTTCCACCCGCTGGCTGCCCACGTTGGCGATCTTGCCAGCGTAGCCGTTCGTCTTGCTCATGGTGTGTCCTCCTTTCCGGTGTTCTGGGGCTTTTTCCGCTGTCCCCAAGCGAATCGTTGTCATGTGTGGATGCTTCGCGGCTCCGCCGAGCCCCCGACTTGCGTTCGGGACGCCCGGCAGAAAAAAGAAAAGAGGAGGATATCCGGGGCAGGTCGTGCGACCCCTGCCCGGCGCAGCCGCGAAGCCGGTCTATGTAAAAAGTCAATACGTCTCTTTTGGTCGGATGTTGAAATACTCCGGGCGGGCGCTACAGCGGCATAGCCGCTGAGATCGGGGCTAAAAACATGCCACCGGCATGTTTTCTTGACGCCCCGACTGCCCGGCGCAGCCGCGAAGCTGGTCGATTTACCACTGTTGTTTGTGCGGGCCGATGTGGGCATCGGCCCCTACGCAGTCCCCGCGTCCTCCGGGGTCTCATCCACCGTTTTCCGCGTCAGCCGCCGGTCGTACCGGCCGCAGCGCTTGTTCCGGCAGACGTACTCCACATCTTCGGTGCCGTCCGGCGCGGTGGTCACCTGCCAGATCATCATTTCCAGTCCACATTCCGGGCAGGTCATGCCATGCCGCCCCCTTCCGTGATGGCGGCATCCATGACCGGCGCCGCGCCTGTGTCCGCACCACCCTGCATGGCGGCGGCCTGTTGCTGCTGGGCCGCCTCCTGCTGGCGTGCCATCTCCTCCTCAAAGCTGCTGCGCATGTCCGACGCCATGGGATAGTGCAGCTTCTCCATCTGCGTCCAGAACCGCAGCAGCGAGGATATCTCGTTCACCGGTCCCATGGCGCCCTGCTGGAAGTTCATCCGCGCCTCTTTCCACAGGGCCTGCCGGTCGGTGGCCAGCGGCGCGGCGCTGTCGCAGCTGAACAGGAAATCCGTGTTGTACTTCCACTCTCCCGCCTCGTCCTGATACAGGAAATCGTGGCGGTCGAACACCAGATACTTCGTCTGGCCGTTCTCGTCGGACTTGTGGAGCCAGCGGGGCTCCTCGCAATAGGCCAAGAAGAACTTGAAGATGACCTCAAACAGATCCTGATACATGGCCCGCTTCATCACCCGCTTGCTCTCAAGGCGGCCCGCCGCCTGCTGGGCGCTGAACTCCTTGGCCACAGCGCTGGTGGCGGTGGGATCCTTCCGGCCCTGCATGCTGTCCGTGATGCCGATGGTCTGGCGGGCCTCCTCGTAGATCTGCGAGCGCAGCGCCAGATCCATGTTGATGTCCACCTGCGTGTTGAAGGTTTTTATCATCTGGAGCTTGTCCACCCTGTCCACCTTCACGATGCGGTTGTCCTGATCGTTCACGATGGTCACGCCGTTCTCCGGCAGCGTGGTGAAGCTGCCGCCGCCCAGCACCTTGGCCTTGATCTTGGTAGACAGCTGGTTCATGGTGTTCTGCTGGTCGGCAATGGCGTCAATGTCGCTTCCGCCCATGAACCGCCCGAATTTGCTGACGTTCTTCCGCACCACGATGGGGTACACGTCCGGCTTGTAGTAGGGGATGCGCGTCGGGGCCATCACCGGCATGTATGTCACCGCCGCCGGGCCGTTCACGGAGCGCAGCTGGGGCAGCACGCCCTCGCCGTCTGTCAGCGGCTCCACCACCGGCTGGCCGTATTCGTCCCGCTGCTCGCTGGTGGCGGGGATGGTAGTGCCGTTCTGTGTGACGATATCTTCCGTCAGCTCCTCGAACTCCTCCACCTCCACGGTGAATCTGGTGCCCTGGCAGTACCGGCAGCGGTGGCCGTCGCCCACCATGCCGCAGGCGTCGCAGCGGTTCACACGCCGCACCTGATAGTCCTCCAGATCCTCCACCACCGTGTCGTTCACCCAGCGGTAGCGGCCGATGCCGCCCTTGCTGTTGCGGAAGTAGCAGGTCACCAGCGTCACGATCTCGCCGCTGTTGTCGGGGCTGTCGCCCAGCCGACGGGCGTCGGGGTCGGATTCGTTCTCGTTCTCCTCCAGCGCCACGCCGAAGGCCTCTTTGATCTGCCGCCGGGTGGCGGGCGATTCCAGAAAGATCCAGTCCATGTCGGATATCTGGCTGACGTTCGCCTGCGGGATGATCCCTCTGGGGTGCATCATGGTCACCCGCAGGTCGCCCAGCCAGTCCTTACCGCTGATGCCGTCCTGCCAGTCCACCAGCAGGCCGTGACCGCCCTGCACGGGGCTGATGCGCTCGCCCTCGTCGTTGATCCGCTCAAAGGGCAGCTTGTCCATCACGTTCCGCAGCAGGTTTTCCACAATGTCCGCCAGCCACTCGTCCTCCTGCCGGATGGCCGTCACCTTCGGCGAGGGAATGTCACTTTCCACCTGCGTCTCGATCAGCTCAAAGCCCACGTTCCGCACATGGGTGGCCTTGCCCTGCTTGGCCACGCTGCCGTCCGGCGCGTAAATGGTGGGGGCGCCGTCGTAGATGCTCTCCCGCTTGCCCATGCGGTTCAGCTCCGGCATGATGGCCTCCTTGGCCGTCTCCAGCCTGTCCTGCCACGTCTTGAGCTTCCGCAATTCATCCTTCTTCATGGCTTCCTCCTCAAAATTCCCGGCCGCCGGAGGAGATCATCTCCTCGTAGCTGTCGGCGTCGTCCTCGTCCTCGCTGCGCTCCATGCGCTCCAGCATGTCGTGCAGCATCCCCAGCGCTTTCAGGCAGCCGCGTGCGTTAAATTCCCACGCGCCGCTCTCGATGTACTCCCGCAAATTGCTGTCCCATTGCATCACCGGCGTGGCGGCGGCGCACCGCTCGTATACCCGCCACACCTCCACCGCCAGCGAGTGGCGTGTGATGCCCAGACTGTCGAACTCCTCCTTCAGCAGCGCGTCCCGGTATTCCCGCACCGCCGGGTCCTTCATGAGCCTGCTGGCGGTCTGGGCGGCGCTCTTTTCGCTGTACCCGGCCCGGATAGCGGCCCGCGTGCCGTTCATGTCCACCAGCCAGATCTCCCGCACGAAGCGTTTTTGCTTGTCCGTGATGGCCTTTTTCACTTCCTCCGCCACGCTGCCGCCCTCCTCTCTGCCGTTCGATTACGTTTCGTTATCATAATTGTCGCATAGGTAGACCTCTAGTTATCACAGACTTTCGCCAAACAGCAAAATACCCCGGAGACCGCACCGCAGCACGGTTTCCGGGGTACTTCATCTTGCTAAAGACCGCCAGTTATCACAGAAAGCGGTTTTCACCACCGCTCATAAAAGCTCTTTCTCATGGCATACAGCAGGCTCTCCGAAATGGCATGCTCCATGGCGATGGCGGTGATGGAGCGGTTGGTGGTCATGACCTCAAAAAGGGCATGCTGATACGCACCTGCGACCTGCTCGCAGATGTAGCGTATTTTCTCCTGCACCCACACCGGCTGCGCCCGCCAGTCCAGACAGGTGTAGCGGATCAGGCCCTGCTTCTCCTCCGGCAGGTCGACGCCCCGCAGCTTCTTAAAGGCCATCGTCCCCGCCCTCCTCTCCGGCACAGGCCACGGCCATCTCCTTCCGCCCGCCGATCTTCCGCGCCGGGTCTTTCTCTCTGGGTATGTAGCGGACGAAATTGACGCCCAGTTCCGGCTCATACCGTGTGCCCGGCAGCGTGGTAGCGCCCGCCGGTACGCGCAGCTGGGCCGAGGTCAGCACATAGGTGTATTCCACCTTGGGCTTTTCCATGTTCCGGCTGCTGGTGTACTTCTTGCCGTCCGGGATGTTCCGCGCCTGCCGGATCAGATACAGCGCCAGCGGGTAGTAGTCCTTCTGATCCCGCAGCAGCTGCACGTCCACCGTGCCGCGTCCCCAGATGCTGTCCAGCGGTTCCCCGTACAGGGTAAACGTCCGATCCTCCATCCGCAGTCCCGCGCTGTTTATCACGATGTGGCAGTGCAGGCGCACCGCTTCGCCGGTCTCGCCGTCCACCTCGCTGGGCACCAGCACCCACTTGAGGATATCGCCGTGCTTTTTCATGCGGCGTGCCATGCGCCCGAGAAAATTCTTCGCCTCTTTCACTGCCCCCTCGAAGGTGCCGCCGCAACGTGCCAGCGCCTCGTCGATGAAGGTCAGCGTCAGCAGCGCGTCGCCATGGGTGTAGTTGCAGTTCAGCAGTCGGGCCAGCGCCAGCACGGCCTGCTGGCGGTTGTTCTCCTGCTTCTTCTCGCTGCTGTTGCCCTTGGCCCGTGCGCCCCGGCGTGAGGGTTTCCGGCCCACATAGCTTTTGCGGCGCTCCACCACCTGTCCGCTGGTGATCTTCTTGACCATATACCATCCCTCCCGTGATATCATGATATCTCCCCTCCCTTGGCTTGTTGCTTCATCGCCCTGGCAACCACTTGCGTTTTTGCTGAACGGGGCACTGCCTTGAAAGCGGCTTGCTTTATCTGCCGCCGGCAGCGCTGCACCGCTTTCCCCGCTTCATCCGCCACCGGCGGCGCTCGGATCGCTCCCCGCGCGTATAATAAAAATCAAAGACGCCCGCGCACAGGAACCAGCCTTCACATTTCTCGCATCCGTCATAAGCCCCTTGCGTTTTTCCGAGCCATCCGAGCGGCAGAAGTCCGCCCCGCTGTCTCTCGCAAGAGGCTTTTCCGGTAAACTTAGGCGTTTAAGAGCCCCGCAGATACGCGCGTGCGCGTATTATATATAGGTCATGTGGTCGTTGCATTTCTTGCAACAACTGCATTTCTATAATGTGTTTCGATCTCTCATAGCGCCGCCCCGGCCGCTCCCGTGGTCCGTACCCCATACATCCGCCGTGAGCACCATCGATTGGGGCCGCGCTATCAGATATCGAACATTGTTTCTATGCCACCGCCCAGCCCCTTTCGGGGCTGGGCTTTTCTGTTATTACAGCGGCTCCGCCACCAGCTCTGCGGTAGGCTCTCCATCCTCCCCGCCGATGGTGTAACTGATCCGCAGCGCCATGCTCCGGAAGCGCTGACCCTTCACCGTGACGGCGGCGTGGCCCATTTTGCCCGCCAGCGCGGCGGTCAGAATGTTGTAGAGCTTGTCCACCGTCACATAGTCCAGATCGTGGCCATCGATCACTTCAATACTTGCGGGTTATTCCTTGCTTTCTGCGGGCTGTTCCGCCGTTTCCTGCAAAGCAGCCGCCTTCCGGTTGGGTTTGAGTCCTTCCTCCCGCCGCCACTCGGCGAATTTGCTGATGCTGATACCCAGCGACGCGGCGGCTTCCTCGTCGGTCAGTCCCTGCTCCAGCAGCTCCCGCGCCTTGTCGGCGTCAACATTGATCTTTCGGGGATTGGGCTTCTTTCGCTCTGCCGCCTTCATCGCGCCCAGCTGTACCAAAACCTCTTCGATCTCCTTCTCGGAGCAGCCGTTCAGGTCGGCCAATACGCCGATCTGCGCCTTGGGATTCTTGGCGGTGCGATAGCTGGCCACGATCTCCTTTGCCCCCATGGGCAGCTTTTTCTCTGCCATGCTGTTATTCCTCCGTCATTTCCAGTGCCACCTTGCTGGCCGCCGCGATGCCCAGCCAGTTGGTGGTCATGGTCATGCTCTCCCGTACCAACTCGGCGGCCAACGCACCGTAGGTGTCGGGATCATTCTCCCGAATGGCCTTCCACATGTCTTTCTGCACATTTTTGATGTTCTTCAGCAGGTCGTCGCACTCCTCCACCCGCTTGCGCAGGTCAGCCCAGCTCTCCTTGTCGCTGGCAAAGCCCCGGCCCCGCTGTTCTGTGAGGGCGGCCACCTGTTCGGCCACTGCCGCTTGCAGGTCGGCATATGCTTTTTCACTGTTCATGCCGTCATTCCTCCACCTTCACCACATAGGCCCCGTCGAAGCCGGCCGCCTCTGCCTTGGCCCGGAAGGCCTCCGCGTTGGCCAGCACCCGGAACGCGCCCACCTGCACCCGGTACAGGGCGTTCTCCTGCGGCTTTTCCTCCGGCTCTGACGGCTCCGCCGGAGCACCGTTTTCATCCTCGGCAGGCGGAACATAGGCCACGCCGTAGTACTCGCAAATCGCCTGCACCGTCTCCTCGGCGATCTGCTCCATGCTGTCCACCAGCCACTGGGCGTCGGCGGTGTTGTCGTGAAAAGCGAACTCCGGCAGCACCGCCGCCATGTGGGTGGCCCGCAGCTCATAGAGCCGGTCGTCCTCCACCAGAAAGTCCGGCGCACCCGGCGACAGCGGCCCGATGCGGTCTTGGATCAGCTTGCCGATGCGGCGGCTCCTCTCCGAGGGGTAGCAGTGTACCCGCGTCCCCGCTGCCTTGCCGTTAAAGCCGTTGGTGTGGGGCGCAACGTGCATGTCGGCGGGCCAGTTATTGGACTCCTTCACCCGGTCGTACATGTTTCCGTACTGGGCGTTCCGCACCTCGAAGCCGCCGCACCGCAGCAGGCCACGCTCCATATAGTCGGCGCAGCGCCCCATCTGCTCCTTCTCATTGGTGGTGTGCCCGTTCCACATGACGCTGGAATCGTACACATTACTGGCCCGATCCTCCGGGGAGATGTAGATTTTGTATTTCATTTCCCGCACACCTCCAGCACCTCGATGCCATACATGATGGCGCAGTGGTTTTCCACGCGGCACCCTCTGGCGCTCTCCCAGTCGGGCGCGAACACGGCCACGTCCGCCGTGCTCAGCAGCTCCAGCGACTTGCCGAGGAACCACAGCGGCCTTGCATCCGCCGGGGCGTTCTCAAAGAAACTGTCGATCACCTCGATTTCCTCGCCGTAACGCTCCCGCGCCTTGGCGATCAGGCGCTCCCGCTCGGTCTTGATCTCCTCGTTGGTCTTGCCCTTCATGGGCTGGCTGATAAAGATTTTCATGCTCATGCTCTCCTTTTCGTTGTTATTTTTGGCGGCCTGCACCGCGTCGCACCAGCGTGCGAACGGACAGGGGCCGCTTTCATTCTGCTGTGCTGCCAGCCTCTCGGCGTTCTCATACTTTCTCAGCCGCTGTCGCAGCTCCATGATCTCCTCGGCGTACCGTGCGCACCGGTCTGTCAGTTGGTCGATCAGGTCGGCGGCGACGGTGTACAGAGTGTCGTTGCACGCTGCATGCCCAGTCGTTTCAAATACGCAGCCACCGCACCCCTCAAGAAGGGCCCTGCTGCAAATGCGCAGCGACCGCACGATCTCCTCCCGTGTGTGTTTCTTTTCGTTGTTCATGGTATTCCTCCTTCAAATGTTCAAATGGAAAAAGTAAATAAATAAGCTTATTTATTTACTTTTTCCATCTTTTTTCCAGCATCTTCCTTGTCTCCGCGTCGGCCCGGTTGTAGTCCTCCCACATGTCCGGCGTCCAGTGGCTCCTGTCGCCGCCGGGCTCTTCCACGGTGTATTGCTGCTGGCTTCGGGCCATCTGGGCGATGCCGGCCGCGATCACAAGGTCGTCATGCTGACCCTCCGCCGCCTGCGGCTTCCGGTTCTTGTCGTACACAAATACGATCATCTCCCCCAGCGTCCACCGGCTCTTTATCACCTGCGGGCTTTCCGCCATCACCGTGTGCAGCTCCGCCAGCATCTGGGGCCGGGTGGCGGGTGAGGTCTGCCAGCCGAAGGCCTTCACCATGGCGTTGGCGTAGGTGTCGAACCTCTCCCGCTGGTAGAGCTTGGGATAGTTCCATTCCTCCAGCTTCCGTACCGGATAGGTGCCGAAGTTTACCTCGATGGCGGCCAGCGCCGTATTGTAGTAGCGGCCCAGACAATACACCTGCCGGGCGTAAAGGATTTCCGATTGACGCTGCTGCAATTCCGCCACCTGTTCGCCGGTGCGGTTGTCCAGCACATGGGCCGTGAAGCAGTCGCTGCCCTCACCCGCCGTGTCGCCGCCCAGCACATAGGGTACGCCCTGCTCCGGCTCCTTCCAGATGCGGACGGCGCCGTCGGCAGCAGGGGTGAACTTCCAGTTCCGGGGCTTCTCGCCCTGCTCCTCCACCGCGTCGTAGGTGAACCACCCGGTGACCAGCGGCTCCGGCGCGTGCATCTGCTGCACACTCAGCGCCTGATTGTCAAAGAACGGCGTGCCGCTCAACAGAAAGGCCTCCGCCGGGGTGTTGGGGTACTCCTGCCGGAATTTGTCCACGCTGCTGCCGCAGTTGGCCCGGATGCACCACCGCCGCCATTGCAGCTGCTCCTCGTCCAGTCCGAAATCCTGCTGGAGCTGCCGCTCCTCCTCGGTCCACTCCGTACCGGGCGGCACCGCCATGCGGTAGCCCTGCTCCAGATACCACGGCAGGAATACCGGGATCCACTCGTTGGTGCCGTTCTCCGCCCCGTCCCACAGCTCCTTGAAGTGGTCATAGCCGTTGGCGGTGGATTCGATCACCACCATCGTGCTGGGGTCGT